GTTGATCCAAACGGTAATATCACCGGAGCCGGACATCAGTTCCTCTTTGAAAAGCTGGGGTGTGACGTCATCGTCAAACCAACTTTCCTCTGCGATGGTGCCGTTGAGATGCAGCGTCCGCTGTGCCGGAGTCGTCTCCGTTTCCGCCTGGTTCTTCCAGTTCCAGAACTTCTTCATCGGGATTTTTCTCCTTTCCATCAGTAGTTGGGGTTATATTTGCAAAAGCACCCGCGTTGGCCAGCGGAAGCATATTGCCGTTGATGAGATATAGATCGCCACCTTCTTCAGCAGGGATACGATCCAAATTCTCAAGTTCACGGATGTCATTTGCGGACATCCAGCCGTTCTGCCGTGCTGTTGCATAGCCGGACATACGGGTGGCATAGTCGCCACGGAGCAGACCTTCCACATTGAATTTCACAAAATAACTGGCTTTCTCATCCGCACTGAACAATGCACGGAAGATGGACTGCTCCCAACGAATCAGCCAGGGGTCCAGGGTGTATTTCACGAACTCAAGGGACTGCTGCTCAATATTAGAAAAGCTCGACTTTTCCAAGTCACCCACCATGTGAGGCGGGACGCGGAAAATTCGAGCGATTTCATTGATTTGGAATTTGCGGGTTTCCAGGAACTGTGCCTGTTCCGGTGAAATGGAAATCGGTGTGTACTTCATTCCTTCTTCCAAAACAGCAACTTTGCCGGAATTGGAAGAACCGCCAAACTGACTCTGCCATGCCTCACGAACACGGCCAGGGTCTTTGATTGTGCCGGGATGCTCCAATACACCGGAAGGTGCAGCGCCGTTGGCGAAGAACTTTGCACCGAATTCTTCGCAGGCCATAGCCATGCCGATGGCGTTCTTCGCCATAGCAATGGGGCTGTAGCCTACAAGACCGTCAAAGCCAAGACCAGGAATATGCAAGACATCCGCGGGACTCAGAATCACCGTGGAGCCTTCCATTGTAGGTGCGTCATCCGAGGTGGTTGTGTAGCGGTAGTACAGCTTTCCTTTGGCATCCCTGTCCACAGTCATGCGGTTGGGCATCAGCGGATACAAAGCTATGACCTCGCCCTTGCCGTTTCGGATGACCTGGGCATATGCGTTACCCCAGAGAAGCAAATGGGTCATGAGCGTTTCGCGGAACACGAAAGAACTCATTTCCGGGTTTGGCTCATCGTGGAGCAGTCGGTACAGTGGATGGTCGATGGCTTTTTCCTTGCCACCGCTCTCGTTGTATTTATAGACGTGCAGCGGCAATCCAGCCACCGCCTCTGCCAAAATACGGACACAGGAATATACTGCGGTCATCTGCATGGCAGATCGTTCCGTTACGGCCTTACCGGAGGTTGAGCCGCCCATAAAAAAGGTGTAACTGCTGCCTGCTGTTCTGTTTTGGGGCTTGTCCCTTGATTTGAATAGCCCAGAAAGGATGCCCATTATTCTTCAACCTCCTTCAGTCGATCACGCAGGGCATCAAAAAACGCTCTGCCTTTGATGGGGAGTCCAGCAGCAAGCCGTTCGTCCTCAAAAGCAAAGCGTATTTCCAATTGCTCCACGGAGTAGTTTTTCAAAAAAGTGCGCCAAGTCTGTTTATCCCACTGCCGGAGTTGTTCCCATTTTTCAGGGAAATACTTACGCAGTTTTCGCAGTTCGTCGTAGGATTGTAGCGGACAGCACCAACAGGAAACACGGTGGAAAATGTCATATAGACCATCCCAATCAAAACCGCGCTCACGGCAGTAGGCCAGGCAGTCTGCTTCGGTCATACCCCAATCAATCAGCGGATAATTGAAATCGTGGACACGCTGCGGTTCGTCTGCTGCAATGCCGATATACTGTACCAATTCGTATTCCTTGGAAAGGTCACAAAGGTGACGATCGATGACCCGCTGTTTCAGCATAGCAGTACACCAACGGTTTCTTGGTCCCGCCCAACTGTATCCTTTGCGGCCGTACAGTTCGGGATTCTTCCGCTTGGGCATATGCTCCAACAGCAAATACTCAAAATCGTAATTGGATTTGAGCCGTGTGATCGCTCTGCCGATATACTGTTCCAGTTTGTCTATGTGGTGATACATACCTTCAAACTCCAACCCGGTATCGCAGAACAAAATCATATCCACGGGCATTCCTTCCTCCAACATCCGCAGAAGCATTGCGGTGGAGTCTTTGCCACCGGAGAGCGAAACGATATGCAGTTTTGGTTTTTCCATTTCACACCTCCGTTATATAAACAGAATGCCTCGGCTGTCATAGACCGAAGCACTGGTATCATTGCCACAGCGGATCGCACGGTCGAGAGCCATTATGGTGGCAACCGCGCCGTCAATCTTTTCTGTGGATTTTTCCTTGTCCGGCTTGATATTGCCGGCGGGGTCGGTGCGGATGAAGATGTTATCCATCATCCAGCGGAGAACGGGATGCCCACCGTGGGCAACTTTCTCCTCAAGCACCAGTTTCATCAGTTCCTTGGTGGGCGGGGACATATCCTTGAAGCCCTGTCCGAAAGGAACGACTGTAAAGCCCATGCCCTCAAGATTCTGCACCATCTGCACCGCACCCCAACGGTCAAAGGCGATTTCCCGGATGTTATATCGTTCACCCAGGCGCTCGATGAATTTCTCAATGTAGCCATAGTGAACCACATTGCCTTCGGTGGTCTGTAGGAAGCCCTGCCGCTCCCAAACATCGTAAGGAACATGGTCACGTCGCACACGCAGGTCAATGTTATCCTCTGGAATCCAGAAATACGGCAGAATAATGTATTTGTCATCCTCGTCAGTAGGCGGGAAAACAAGCACCAGGGCTGTGATGTCCGTAGTGGAGGACAAGTCCAGACCACCATAGCAGATGCGTCCTTCCAGGTCATCCTCGTTCACGGCAAACTCGCATTTGTCCCATAGGTGCATCGGCATCCAACGGACTGCTTGCTTGACCCACTGGTTCAAACGGAGCTGCCGGAATGCGTTCTCTTCGCCGGGGTTCTGCTTGGCAGACTCACAGGCATCACGCACCTTGTCGATGCCTACCGTGATACCCAGGGAGGGATTGGCTTTCTTCCAGGTCTTTGGGTCCGTCCAATCGTCACTCTCGTCTGCACCGTAGATGACGGGATAGAAAGTGTGGTCGATTTTGCGACCCTCAATGATGTCCTGTGCTTTCTGGTGAATTTCATAGCAAATGGATTTAGTATCGTTGCCCGCCGTGGTGATAAGGAAGTACAGCGGCTGCATACGGGCATCGCCGGAGCCCTTGGTCATAACATCAAACAGCTTTCGGTTTGGCTGGGTATGCAACTCATCGAAAACTACACCGTGGGTATTGAAACCGTGCTTGTTACCAACGTCAGCAGAAAGCACCTGGTAGATACTGCCCGTTGGTTGATAAATGAGCCTTTTCTGGGAATCCAATATCTTTACCCGTTTGGAGAGCGCCGGACACATTCGTACCATATCGGCAGCCACGTTGAAAACAATGGATGCCTGCTGTCGGTCAGCGGCGCAGCCATAAACCTCGGCGCGTTCCTCACCGTCACCGCAGGTCAGCAGCAGAGCCACAGCAGCGGCGAGTTCCGACTTGCCCTGTTTCTTGGGGATCTCAATATATGCGGTATTAAACTGACGGTAGCCGTTGGACTTCAGAGTACCGAAGATGTCCCGGATAATCTGTTCCTGCCAGTCGATCAGTTCAAAGGGCTTTCTTGCCCATGTGCCTTTTGTGTGGCAAAGGCACTCAATAAAGCCGACCGCATAGTCAGCAGCGTCTTTATCATAGTGGGAGCCTTTTGCCATGAATTTGGTTGGCTTGTACTTTTTCAGTTTTCTGATATGCGGTCACCTCCTCAATAAGGGCATAAAAATAGTCGCCACCGTCATCGGTGCGACTTTCCGTATACGAGGAATAGAGCCTTTCGGCTCCATCCCAGGGCTCTGATGTTGTTTTACTTCTTGGTGGGGATTGGGGGCTTACCCGTGGTCAGCCATGCCAGCCAGCATTGTTCGCAGGTGACCAGGTCGCAAGCAACCGAGCCGCCTTCCTCAAAGGGCGGATGACCCTTGCCGATGATCTCTGCGATCTCTCCGGCTGTGGTGTCCAATGCCTTGATGATTTCCAGTCCAGTCTTTGCCATGATGTTTCCTCCTTGATTTACTTGATTTGCTCAAAGCACCATTTCAGTGCATGACCATTGTCTTTGAAGGTTTCCTTGGCTTCTGCCCAGGGAACCAGGCGGCATTCAATGTCACCAAGTCCGGTTTCTTCCGGGGTCTCGATAAACTCGAAAATCATAGCGGTAAATCCACCTCTCCAAGTAATGTCGGTAACGAAAACCTTGTCCTCGTACTTAATGACCGCTCCGTAGGTAGCAGAAACTGCAAGCTGCAGATGTTCGATGGTGGTGAAGTCCATGTTCGCGCCTCCTTAAATGCTCATCATGCGGATGGCAGGAACCTTGGCTCTCTCGTTGGTCATCCAATCGGTGTAGTTTGCGTTGACCTCGGTGATGCCCGCCATCTTGAACCCCTGCTTGTCGAAGGCTGCGAGGGTGGCAATCAAGCCGGAGAAGGTGCTGCTGATCGTGAACTCGGTGATGCCGTTCTGGCGGAAAGTTTCTGCGATGGGCTCTACATCCTCGTCCCAAATGACCTCGGAGAAGTCGATGAGGTCATTGCCTGCGTCGATGCTCTTGCGGTAGGCCCAGAATGCAGTGGCGTTGATGCCCTCGGCGCGGATGTCCTTGACCTGGTTGGTGATTGCGTTCTCAAAAGCGGTAATTTTCTTCATGGTGTTTTCCTCCGTTTGTTTTGTTGTGAGTGTATATTACCGTCACTTACCCGATATATCCAGTCAATTCGGAGATATAAACTACACAATCTTTGGGGCGAAAAAGTGTGTATATTACAGCTTTTTACGCCTCTCCTGTGAGTATGAAATGCACATACTCGCTGCGGTATTCTTCGAGGAAAATGACCAGTTCATAGAACCGCATCTCATTGGCGATGTACTGTACCATAGGGATATCAAACATATTGGTGCGACCGGTCTTGCGGACTGCGAGAATCTGCTCACGAATCTTTTCAGTCATTGGTGTTCGCCACCTTTCTGCAAATATCCTCGCCATAGGCAACATTCAAACCAGAACCGTTGTCCCAGGAGACCATGATGCTGCCGATGTCATCCACACCGATTACGGTGCCTTTCGTGCCAATGGGTGGTGCTTGAGGATCATCCATCTGCACCAGTTCTACCCGTGTTCCCCTGGGGAAACGCTCACGGAGGGCTTGCAGGGCTTCTCTGGAAATCACTCGCATACTTCCACCTCCTTGGGCTGACCGCTTCTGAAGGCAGAACTGCCCGTCAGGTTACGGAGCAGGATTTTGCGCTCGGCTTTAAACTCTGCACCGATGAATCCGAGCCGGAGAAGGAAGCAGCGGAATGCATATTTTTCATTGTCCGTTTCCTTTTCCTTGGCGGTGACCCTTTTCTGATTCCGTGCCATTTCGCACAGCTTGCAGATGAAGGTGTCGTAGGCTTTGAGTTCCTCTGGGGTCGGGATGCCAGCGAACCAAGGGAATGAAACCTTCGTGTCGGTAATTTCCAGGGGAAGGTCATCCGCTCCCAGGGCTTTCTTGATGAGGTTGCCCTTGGCGGCAACGATGGCCTTGAGGTTGTCCAGGTTGCTGTCCGTAAAAAGGCTACGGGGCATGGAGATGCAAACGCCTGTGATTTCCTCAGCTTCGGACTGCTCATCGGCGGCATCGTCCTCGATGCAGTCGGCAAGAGGATCTTCAGCCTGGAAGCCTTTCTCCCGAAGGAATCGGATGAGGGCTGCGGCGGTACTGTTGTCCTCGATGGCGACCTTGCCATCCACACTGATGGTGAAACCGCCAACCTGGTAAGCAAAGCTGGGAGCGCCGAGGTACTTGGGCTTTTCGCCGGTGTGCTGGGCAATGGCTGCGACCAGCTGCTTGCGGTCAGAACCGCTGACATTGTAGTTGATAATCATATTTGTGACCTCCTTTATTTTTGGTAGTCACATATTACCGTCGGTGTGCCGATATATCCAGTTATATCTGCACATTCTGGGTGTAGAATATAGCCCCCAAGAAGTTGTGCATATTGTGTCTACATTGACAAATCGACTTTTTCCGATTATAATAATTACAACCTATAAAGAGTGCGCGAGAGACAAGCTCTATGACCGCACAGCAACCTGCCGGATGGTAAGGTGCTAATGCTTGAACGATGGGGCTATATGAAATGTCTGATCACAGTCCCGTCGTTATCGATGGGGCTGTTCTTTTTTGCGCTCTTGTAGGAATATCAAAACAGGAGTGTATTATTTATGCGAACCATCAGAGAACTTATTGGCAAGGAAGAAAAGGTCTACATCATGCTGCGGAGCAAACCGATCCGATTCCGTTTCATGGCAGATGCGGCTATGGAGGGTATCACCTTTGGTGATGGAATTCCCGCAACGGACCGGGAAGTAGATGACATCATGGCATTACAGTCAGATGGGACGATCTGCTTCCTTGGCTGGGCAGGTCATATGTGTTACTACCACAGCGAAGGAAGTGTCCTCCGCATCGATTATGAAAAGTACATCAGCGGTGCGGAGGACTATACTATTCAGCCTCGCCAGTAAAGGAATGGCAATATGCGATGCCGGAGAGGACAAACACCACACACGGCAAAGCCACACCATTACCCCACATTTTATACTCGGCGGCATCCGAATGAG